CCGTGAATGGATTGTCGGAAAAAATAACATTTCAACGTGGAACTATCCAACAATTGAAAAATGAGTTAGCAGGATTAAAAGACAAGTATCGTGAAGCATTAAAACAGGATGGTGATACTTCTTCCTTAGAAGCTAAAATAAGGTCTACAAATGAAAAATTGAAAGAGCAAAAAAGTTCTTTATTTAACCTTACCCAGGAACAGGCTAACGCCCGCTTGTCAGTAAAGAAGCTCCGCGATGAATATGCTTTGTATCGGCAAGATGGTGAAAAAAATGTAGATGTAACTAAGCAGGTGGAACAAGCCATGTCTAATATGGGTAAGAAACTGCTGGGAGGTTATTCAATCAAAGAATTCTTGTCAAGTATGATTCGTGTTCGTGGAGAATTTCAATCCATGCAGACCGCTATTGAGACTATGGTTGGAAAGGATATGGCAGGACAACTGATTCCGCAAATCAAGGAGCTGGCTAAGATTTCTCCACTTACTATGTCAGATATGGTTGGAGCAGAAAAGATGATGCTTGGATTTAACATACAAGCAGAAGACACTATCAAATACTTGAAAGCCATTAGTGATATTTCTATGGGGGAATCCAGTAAGTTCAATTCGCTAACTTTGGCATTTTCACAGATGTCAGCAGCGGGTAAACTTATGGGGCAGGATTTGAATCAAATGATAAACGCTGGATTCAACCCGTTACAGATTATCTCCGAAAAGACCGGAAAATCTATCGCAACTTTGAAAGATGAAATGTCCAAAGGTGCTGTTTCCGCTGAAATGGTTCAACAGGCATTCATTGATGCAACTTCCGCAGGTGGTAAGTTCTATAATATGTCTGAGAATGCCTCAAAGACTATCAATGGTCAGTTGTCTATGATGCAGGATGCTTTGGATTCCGTGTTTAACGAATTGGGAACAAAGTCGGAAAGTGTTATCATGGACGGTATTCAAATGACAACTTCGTTGATTCAGAATTATGAAACAGTAGGTAAGATCTTGGCTGGATTAGTGGTTACTTATGGTACATACCGGACCGCAGTGATGCTTGTTACTGCTGCCGAAAGTAAACATACTCTTGTGGAGATTGGACTTACCAATGCCCGTTTATTGGCACGAAAAGCGCAGTTAGCTTTAAACGCTGCAATGCTTACCAATCCTTATGTAGCTTTAACTGTCGTTATCGGTGGGCTTGCTACTACAATGTGGGCAATGTCTGATAGTACAACTGCTGCCGCCCGTGCTCAAAAAGAATATAACGGCATTAAAGATGCAGCATTTAAAAAAGAACAGGAACACAAGCTGAAAATCGAAGAATTATTGACGGCTGCTCGTGATGAGAGTTTGGCTACTCTTACTCGGCAAAAATCATTAGAAGAACTTCGTAAAGAATATCCTAAAATTTTCGAACAATACGATATTGAAAAGCTAAAGTTGGAGGATATCTTAAAGTTGAAGCAAAAAATAAACGAAGAAGATTCAAGGCGTTCTGTTCAAGGCAGGAGAGATGATTATAATGCTCTAAAACAAACGATTACTAACCAACGGAGATATTTGCAGCTATTTGATAATCCTGATTTACGGAAGAATATGTCTGATTCCGATAAAGAAATATGGAAAATGTTTTCTGGTAATCAGTCATACGTACAGGTGCGTGAGCAAATGGAGAAAAACTCTGAACTTTTAAAAAAGTATCAGAAAGACATGTTCGATGATAATATTTCCGCTTACAAATCCAATCTTAAAAACTATTCTAAGGAGAAGCTTGAAACGGAATTGAAACTTGCTCAATCGTCTGCATCCAAACGCAATGGTTTTGTTGTAAACGGGATGATGGTTAAAGGGGGAGATTTAGAAAGTGTTATTTCTTCAATTAATGGAGCGTTGGCTAAAAAGAAATCCCCTACTACTTACAAGCAGGATTATGAGAAAGCGAAGAAAGACTGGGATGATGCTAAGAAGAAACTTTCTGAAATAGAAAAGAATAAATCCAAGTTTACTTCAAAGCTGTATGAAGAAGCTAAGAAACGAGTAGAAACAACTGAAAAAGCCTATAAAAATTTGGGCGGTATTACTGGTAGTTCTTTGACCAAGCAGGAAAAAGCTGCTGAAAAGCAAAAAAAAGAACAAAAAAAGACAGCCGAACAACTTCTTTCACTTCACCGTCAGAACCAACAGGATGAAATCAACCTGATGAGAGAAGGCACGGAAAAGAAGTTGAAACAGATTGACCTTGATTATCAGAAACAGATTGATGCGATAAGAAAACAGGAGGAAGAATGGAGCAAAGCCGGTAACGGTAAGCTGACCGACAAGCAGGCACAGAAAATTTCAGAAGCTTATACCAATGCCGAAAGTATGAGAGATAAAGATATTTCCGATGTAACTGAAGGACAGCTGAAAGCCGAACAACAGGCTTTGAACGACTACTTGAAAGAATATGGCACGTTCCAGCAGCAGAAATTGGCTATCGCCCAAGAGTATGCGGAAAAAATAAGGAAAGCACAGGAAGAAAACGGTGTTAATAGTGCACAAGTAAAGTTACTGGAGAAACAACGTGATGTTGCCATACAGAACAAGGAAACAGAAGCCATAAAAGCCAATATAGATTGGGTTACTGTGTTCGGTGAGTTTGGTTCCATGTTTTCCGACATGATAAAGCCCGCCTTGGACGAAGCGAAAAAATATGTACGGACTGACAAGTTCAAGAACTCCGATCAGGCAAGCCAGAAATCATTGATTGACGCCATCAGCCAGATGGAAAAGTCTTTGGGTGGTACAAGTGGAGTCAACTTCAAGAAACTTGGAGAGGATGTAAAAGCCTATCAAATAGCAGAACAGAATCGTATCAGTGCCATAGGGATTGAAACAGCTGCTTTGGAAAGACTAAAGAAATCACAGGATGATTACACCAAAGCGCAGAAGGGCGGAACGGAAAGTGAGAAACAAGCCGCAGCAAACGCTCTTGAAACAGCACGGCAGAATGCTGACATTGCATCCGCCAATGTGAAGACACAGACTGATATCGCCAATCAGGCCCAGCGTAATGTGACTGATACCGCCACCAGACTGAAAGCAAGCATGGAAAATTTGTTGGGAGGCTTGCAGCAGATTTCATCCGGTGGATTGTATAACGCATATAGCGGAATTATCAAAACCGTGAACGGATTCAAGGATGTCATAGGAAAAACGTCAGAATCTCTTAAGGAGGTTCCCATTGTCGGATGGATTCTGTCCATCATTGACGTACTCAAAGACGGATTAAGTGATCTTGTCGGTGGTCTGCTTGATGCTGTTCTGAACGCTGTCAGTGGAATTATCGGTGATGTCTTGTCAGGGGATTTGTTTGTCACAATCGGCAAGTCATTGAGGAACGGCATAGGAAACATCCTGAACGCAATCTCATTCGGAGGCTTCAACTCCCTGTTTGGAATAGGTGGAAACGCCAAGGAAGTACAGGAAACGATAGACAGGCTGACGGACAGGAATGAAACTTTGCAAACGGCCATCGAGGATCTGACTGACGAGATGAAGGCAAGCAAGGGAATGAAATCGGTTGAATCTTACAGGGAAGCTGTAAAGTATCAGGAGGAAGTCAATAAAAACTATCTGCAAATAGCAAAGGAGCAAGCCGGATATCATAAGAGCCACGGCAGCTGGCAGCATTATCTGAAATGGACGGATGAAATGCTGGAACACGCAAGAAAAGCTACCGGCATGCAGGATTTCTCCGGCACCGATTCCTTGTGGAATCTGACCCCCGAACAGATGAAGGCTCTACGGTCGGACGTATGGTTATGGGATATCATGGAATCTTCCGGTAAGGGAGGTTACGGTGAGCGTGTTACCGACAAGCTGGATGATTATATAGAGCAGGCAGGAAAACTGGAAGAACTGACCGACAGTCTTTATGAGGGCCTGATCGGAATGTCATTCGATTCCATGTATGACAGTTTTATAAGCAGTCTGATGGATATGGAGAAGAGTGCGGAGGATTTTGCTAATGACATATCCAAATATTTCATGCAGGCGATGCTGTCAAATGCCATCGGTGAACAGTTTAGTGACAAACTGAGGACATGGTATGATAAATTCGGTGAAGCCATGAAGGATGATGGTACGCTTGACAATAATGAGCGTAAGGAGCTGATGGATGAATACATGGGTTATGTGGACGAAGCCATGAAGCTCCGTGACGAGCTTGCCGCAGCAACCGGATATGACAAGATTTCGCAAGAATCAACATCCCAGTCAGCTTCATCCAAAGGTTTTCAGGTAATGAGTCAAGATACTGGCGAAGAGTTGAACGGTAGGTTTACAGCATTGCAGATTGCAGGAGAAGAGATAAAGAATCAAAATATCATTCAATCTCAATCGCTTAATTTACTAACAGTAAAAGCAGATGCTCTACTTTCCATAAATACGGAAACAAGAAATATTGCTGATGATACGCGGGATTTGATAGCGCAATCCTATCTTGAATTGGTACAGATTTCAGAAAATACAGGGGCAATCGTCAAACCTATTCAACAGATGCAAAGAGATATAGCAGAGGTTAAAAAGAATACAGCAAAATTATAGTTTATGAATGAATTATTAATTAATGGCGAAAACGCTTATACAACATGGGGTGTGAGAATGGGAGAGGGGTTTCTTGATGTTATTGGGGCATCCGCTCCCATGAAGGATTTTATTGAGAACAAAAGCCGACTTGAACATGGGAAACGGGTAATAATCAATAATCCTAAAGTCGATGAGAGGGAAATAACTCTTTCGTTCACTATCGAGGGTAATTCTCAGTCTGACTATCAAGCAAAGAAGAAAGCTTTCTTTGATGAGCTGTATAAAGGTGTGGTTGATATTCAAGTTCCGGCTAACAGTAATGAGATTTATCATCTGATTTATCTTGGGAAAAGCGTTGCTTACGCACAGAGTTTAGACCGAACTTTTGGAAAAATTTCAGCCAAGTTTAACGAGCCCAATCCGGCAAACAGAAGCTAATTCACGACATTGGTTTTATTGTCGTGTATGTGAGTGCTCAAAATTGGGCACTCTTTTTTTTATCCCCGAACTTTGAAGACATGGAACAAATCGACATCAAAGACATATCCGGTGCTATCCAGCTTACAACTTTGATCAATGAAGGCTGCAAGCGTAAGTTCACTCTGATGAAGGAGGACTACATCATGTTAAAGTTCTCCTTAGAGAATCCCATATATTTCAAACTTGGCTCATACGTGGAATGTAACTTCGGATTGTTCGAGGTGTGCGACTTGCAGAAGCCCGCATTCAACACCAATACCGCCGGCTACGATTACGAATTAAGACTTGACGCCTACTACTGGAAATGGAAAAACAAAATCTTCAAATATACCCCGGAGACGGCCGGACAGGAAGCGTCCTGGAACCTGACCGCTCCGCTTGACGTACAAGTCGGTATAGTCCTTAGAAATCTGAAAGCTCTTGGTTATGCGTATAAAGGACAAGATTTTGTTTTCTCCATTGATTCCACAGTCGAAAACAAGTCCCAGTTGATGAGTTACGACAACATCAACATCCTTGACGCTTGTTTTGAGATGGCGAAGAAATGGGATTGCGAATGTTGGGTGACTGAAAACATCATCCATTTCGGGCGTTGTGAGTCCGGTGACGCGGTGGATTTCGAGATCGGGAAAAACGTGCAGGAAATGTCACAGTCAGAATCCCAGTCCACCTATGCCACCCGTATCTACGCTTTTGGTTCCACCCGTAACATACCGGCAGACTACCGCCCCATTGACGAGACCGTGGTTGTGAACGGCGTGGTGCAGCGCAGGCTGATGCTTCCCGAAGGCACTCCTTACATTGACGCTTATCCTGATATGACTACCGAGGAAGCCGTCGAGCAGGTGGTTATCTTCGATGAAGTCTATCCCCGAAGAACGGGCATCATGTCGGATGTCACCACTATCGAAGTGACGGACAAGGTGGAGAATGAGGACGGTACAACCACCGAGGAAAAATGGAATGCCTACCGCTTTAGGGACACGGGTGTTAACTTTTCCGAGAAATATATCCTCCCCGGTCAGGAGCTGAGGATACGTTTCGCGTCCGGGCTTCTCAACGGTTTGGAGTTCGCCGTGAAGTTCAATCCTGAGGGAAAGCCGGAGAAATTGGAGGATGGCGGATGGAACCCTGAGGCACAGCTTTGGGAGATAGTCAGGAATGAGGACTATGGCAGACCGCTTCCCGGTGATGT